CAATGTATGTTGCACTTGTTTATAACTTAGTAGCTTTACTATGGTTATCAGATGAATAAACTTATTGCATGGTTAGATAAACTGTTTTCTAAGAAGACAGTAGCTTACCTATCAGGTAAAAGGAAATAAAATGTTAGGCGGTTTAACACAATTATTAGGTTCAGTCGGTGGTCTTGCTACTTCTTATTTAGATGGCAAGACTGCTGTACAGAAAGCTGAAGCTCAAATAAGAATGAAAGAAGCAACAGGAGACATTGACTGGGATCTTGCTGCTATTAGAGCCACACAAGGTTCTTGGAAAGATGAGTGGATTCTACTACTTTTTTCAATTCCATTAATCCTAGCCTTTACTGGTGATTGGGGAAGAGAAACAGTAGCACAAGGATTTGCTGCTTTAGAAGCAATGCCACAATGGTATCAACTGTCACTAGGTGGAATTGTAAGTGCATCTATAGGTATGAAGGGGATAGGTAAGTTCTACGGCAAGAAAAAACTAAAGTAGTGTTATTAATACCTTATAGACAAAGGTATATAGGAAATAGAAGATATCCTCTTGAGAATTTAAAGTACACAAATAGTTGGACAAGGAAAAGGAAAGAAGAATATGAGCTTTACATTAAGCAAAAAAAGTCTAAGCAAGCTAGAAGGCGTAAACAACTCATTGCAGAACTGCGTCAAACGAGCAATAGAATTAACCAAGATTGATTTTGGTGTAATTTGTGGTATGAGAACTTTAAAAGAACAGCAAGCCCTTGTAGCAAAAGGTGCTTCACAAACCTTAAAATCCAAACACCTTGATGGTCTAGCAGTAGACCTCATGGCTTATGTAGGAGGGAGGGCCTCATGGGAATTGAATCTATATGACGATATAGCCGATGCCATGAAGGAGGCTGCAAAGCTTGAGAACGTGGGCATTCGTTGGGGCAGCTGTTGGCATATAGATGATATACGTACTTGGGATGGCACAATGGAAGCTGCTATGAATGCATATGTAGATCTTAGAAGGAGTGAAGGTAGAAGACCATTTATTGATGGACCTCACTTTGAGTTAGCTTAAATTAATATAATTACAAGGAGCAAGATATGCCAAGAATAAAAGATCCAGTTAAATTAAAAGACTTTATCGACTCTAAAATAGATGGATTAAATAAAATATTAGATATGGGTGGACTAACTCCAAAAGAAGAAGATTTGATAAGAAGAGATATAATTAGATTTGATAAAGATTTATCTAATATTATGAGTAATTTTTCAATGAAGAGGGCGATGTATGCAACTGGTGGCGTAACAAAATCACCTTTATCAATTAAGTTGGGCAGTTTGGCTAACAAAGTAGAAGCTAAATTAAAATCTGCAAAAGCTAAAATTATGAAAAGAAAGAAAAGGAAAAGTTAACATAATGGGTTTGTGGCTACCAATAATATTACTATGTTCTGCACCATATGCAGAAAGTTGTGTAGTAATAACCGGGAATGAATTAGTAACAACAAAGGAACAGTGTTTTGCTAACTCAGTAGAAAAAGCAAAGATAGCTATGAAAAGTCCTCAAGTTTTTCAAGCTAAACCAATGTGTCAAGTTATACCTAGAATAGTATTACCTGAATCAACAAAAAAAGGAACAGATATCTAATGGCTAAAAACGTAGAAGAGAAAAAAGTAGAATCAGTATCTCCAATGATTAACTTTGAAGATAAGGATTATAAACTAGAAGATTTAAGTAAGACCTCAAAATACTTTACTTCTCAACTAGCTGACTTGCAGGTTAAAGAAAATAAATTAAAGTTTGAATTAGATCAAGTTTTAGCTGCTAAACAAGTTATGACTCATCAATTTAGACAAAGTTTAAATGAGGAAGATAATGAAAAAGTTAACTGAGAAACAACAAAAGTTTCTTGATGTACTGTTTGAAGAGGCTAAAGGCAACCCTGTTACGGCTAAAAAACTAGCAGGGTATAGCCATGATTTAGCTACTTCTACAATTACGAATGCTTTGCAAGATGAGATTGCAGACTTAACTAAAAAGTTTTTAGCTACTACAGCTACTAAAGCTGCTTACTCTTTAGCTGAAGTAATAGACAATCCTACTGATCTTGGTAATAAAGAAAGAATGATAGCTGCAAAAGATGTTCTTGACCGAGGAGGGTTTGTAAAAACTGATAAGGTAGAAGTATCATCTACAAGTCCACTATTTATATTACCACCTAAAAATGAAGATTAGTAAAACTTGGCAATTACCTAAGCCTGAAAAAACAGAGTACGGCTATGATTGGAAACCTGTAGTTAGGGTTGGAAGAGTTGTACCTTTTGGTTACAAACAGAGTAAAGAAGATAGAGATATACTTTTACCTATTCCTACAGAGCTTGAACTACTAGAGAAAGCAAAAAAGTATATTAGACAATATAGCTACAGGCAGGTTGCAAACTGGTTAAGCAAAGAATCAGGCAGAGAAATATCCCATGTAGGTTTAATGAAGAGAATTAAAATTGAACAAAAACGTAAGTCAAATGCTTCAGCTCAAAGCTACCTCGCTCAAAGGTACAAAGAGGCGTTACAAAAAGCCGAAAAGCTCTCCAAAGAAAGAATTGGAGGAGTTAGTAACTCAACCGAAAGTTTACAGTCAACCTGAAGAAGAAGTAAAAGAAGTTATATTTGAACCTAATAAAGGTCCACAAACAAGCTTTTTATCAGCAGGAGAACGTGAAGTACTATATGGAGGATCAGCAGGTGGAGGTAAATCTTATGCTATGCTTGCAGATCCAGTACGTTACTTAACTAATCCAAACTTTAGGGGATTATTAGTAAGACGTACTACAGAAGAGTTAAGAGAACTTATATCGGTATCTAAACAGCTATACCCTAAAGCTGTACCTAATATAAAATTTTTAGAAAGAGACAAGACTTGGGTAGCTCCTTCTGGAGCAACACTATGGCTCTCTTACCTAGATAGGGATGATGACGTAACAAGATACCAAGGACAGGCTTTTAGTTGGATAGGATTTGATGAACTTACACAATGGGCTACTCCGTATGCTTGGAACTACTTACGCAGTCGTCTTCGTACTAGTGATACTAGTTTACCTATTTACATGAGAGCTACTACAAACCCGGGAGGACCGGGACACCAATGGGTAAAGAAGATGTTTGTTGACCCTGCTCCTTATGGTACATCTTTTTGGGCAACAGACACAGAGACAGGTAAAACCTTGATGTGGCCTAAAGGTCATAGTAAAGAAGGTGAGCCACTATTTAAAAGAAGATTTATACCTGCTACGTTATTTGATAATCCATACTTAGCAGAAGACGGAGTGTACGAGGCAAACTTACTTTCGTTGCCAGAGAATCAGAGAAAACAATTACTAGAGGGAAATTGGGATGTTAGTGAAGGATCAGCTTTTCCTGAGTGGAGCAGAACCACTCATGTTGTTGAGCCTTACAATATACCTAATAGTTGGGCTAAGTTCAGGGCCTGTGACTATGGTTACGGAAGTTATACAGGAGTTGTCTGGTTTGCCGTTGCTCCTGATGAACAACTAATTGTTTACAGAGAACTTTATGTTTCAAAAGTATTAGCTACAGATTTAGCTGATATGATATTGGAGGCTGAAAGAGATGATGGAACTATCCGTTACGGTGTGCTTGATAGCTCTCTTTGGCATAGGCGTGGCGATACTGGCCCGTCGCTAGCAGAGCAAATGATAATGAAGGGGTGTAGATGGAGACCTTCAGATAGAAGTAAAGGGAGTAGAATTGCAGGAAAAAACGAGATTCATAGAAGACTACAAATTGATGAATTTACCGAAGCACCGAGATTGGTGTTTTTTAATAACTGCACAAATATTATCTCTCAACTACCGATAATTCCTTTAGATAAAAATAATTCTGAGGATGTAGATACTAACTCTGAAGATCACTTATATGATGCCTTACGTTATGGAGTTATGACAAGACCTAGAAGCAGTTTATTTGACTACAATCCTGAAACACAAAGAACAGGGTTTCAAGCAGCAGATGCAACATTTGGATATTAAGGATAGATTATGGTAAAAGATATAAAAGAAATGGCAATGGATGCTGAAGAATCTGCAGCAATAGATGATATAGGTGTAGAAGATATTACTGATGAACCTGCAGGTCAGATAGAAAGGTTTATTAAAGAACGATTTAATAAAGCAGAAACTTCTAGAAGAGGTGATGAAGAGAGATGGATACAAGCATATAGAAACTACAGAGGTTTATACAATCCTGAAGTTCAATTTACTTCTACAGAAAAATCTAGAGTCTTTGTTAAAGTTACCAAGACTAAAGTTCTTGCTGCTTATGGTCAGTTGGTAGAAGTATTATTTGGTGCTAGTAGATTTCCATTAGGTATTAATCCTACAGTTTTACCTGAAGGAGTAGAAGATACAGTTAGTGTAGAAACTAACCCACAACTCAAAGAGGCTATAGGAGGCTCAGAAACAGGGGCTACAGACCCGAATCAACTTTTGCCGGGGGAGACACTACCAGAATTTAGAGAGCGTGTAGGGCCTCTTAAAGACGATCTGAGTGCAGTTGAGGAAGATGTAAAGTTTAAACCGGGTAAAAGTCCATCAGCTGTGCAGTTTCATCCTGCAATGGTTGCAGCTAAAAAGATGGAAAAGAAAATACATGATCAGTTAGAAGAGTCTAATGCTAAGAAACAATTAAGATCTGCTGCATTTGAAGCTGCACTATTTGGTACTGGTATTATGAAAGGACCTTTTGCAGTTGATAAAGAGTATGCTAACTGGGATGAAGATGGTGAGTATCAACCAGTATTTAAAACTGTACCACAAACTTCTAATGTTTCTATCTGGAACTTCTATCCTGATCCAGATGCAAACAATATGGATGAGGCAGAGTATGTTATAGAAAGACACAAGATGTCTCGTTCTCAACTACGTGCATTAAAACGTAGACCTTTCTTTAGAGCAAATGCTATTGATAAAGCATTAGATATAGGTGAGAACTATAATAAAGAATGGTGGGAACATGCAATGGATGAGAGTAATGAAGATGATTATTCTCAAAGATTTGAAGTATTAGAATTTTGGGGTTTTGTAGATCGTGAGATAATAGAACAGTACGATATAGATATACCAAAAGAACTTAAAGATGTAGAGCAAGTTAGTGTTAATGCATGGATTTGTAACAGTTGTGTATTACGTTTAGTAATGAATCCATTTACTCCTGCTTACTTACCTTACTATGCTACACCGTATGAAATGAATCCTTACAATATCTTTGGTGTAGGCATTGCAGAAAATATGGATGATACACAAACTCTTATGAATGGGTTTATGAGAATGT